GTTTGCATACTAGCTAAAAACATTAGCATAAACAAATTTGTCATTTTTTTCCTCTTTTGTTAGACGGGCGAATAATGTAATTATTCAACTACTTCGTAAAAATCCTTCGCATTTCCAATTCTTTTATCAAACTTCTGAACTACCTCTTCATCCATTAGTTCATACACGCGACTTCTAAATGTTTCGTCTTCCATTTTCTCAACCCACTTAGACGGTTGAAACTTAATAGCCGATCCATCTGCCATCTTGAGCGTATACCAAGCACCTGCACTTGTCAAGTGTTCGGATGTCTTGATGGCGTTAAATAAACTCTCATCGCATTGAATGCCAATACTCTCGGTACCCCAGAGGATGCGGAAAGTACAAGATCTGCCCTGTGTTCCGAAACGAGACTTCTCGAGCTTTACCTTAACTTCTGAGCCGATACGGAAGCCCTTGTCATCTTCAATAAATGAACTCTTCGCCTTTCGCCCAGTGAGCCAGATGCGCAGCGAATATGAATAATGCATTGCCTTTCCACCAGGAGTGGTATATGGCGTTGTCATAGCAACAATGCGCGCGTTCGGCCCTTGCGGGATATTAGTCTTTAATTGGTTGAGCACGATCAATGTCGCCTGTTTGTCGGCAATAGGCAATACTAGCTTTGACATTCCTTTTGCGAGAATGCGCGCTTTCACTGCCATCGAGGACTGCGGGTTAAAATCACCCTCAACGTCTGATACCGATGGCGTAAACGCAAGAGAATCCCAGATGAAAACCAACTGATCGTCAGTAGCTCCCAGCAACTCCTCAATGGTTTCCAATACAAACTCAACTGAAGATGCTTGAATGTACATTAACTGTTCAAGATCACAGCCGGCTCGAGATAGAAAGTCGGGGTCAATGGCAGATTCGGAATCGAAGTATACAACTAGTTTACCTGTCTTCTGGGCGTTTGCTGCAACCTGCGCAGCCATGTAAGACTTTCCTGTGCTTTCAAGCCCAGCGATCTCTGTGACTTTGCCAACGGGAATTCCCGCCACTCGTCCCTTACACACTATACTATCAAGCCAGCGAGATCCTGTGGGGATCCACTCCTTAACTTCTGTTGGGTTCTCGCCCGTTAAATCGTGGGCGACGTTTCTGCCTGCCTTCTTATTCACAAGACTCATTAGATCTTGCATCGATACGCGCCCTGCTTTTGTTTCTTTGGCTTTTCTTGCCATTTGCTCTCCTTGCTAAAAATGTGAGGCATCTGTTCCCCATGCCTCCCTGCGGGTCAAACCTGAATCCTAACCAGTCATCAACTCATCGAAAGCACGTTCTACGTCATTCTTCTCGTTGGTGCCATACTTGGTCGTCTCAGATGATCTGCTCTCAGCAGAGCCGTCGCCAGCCAATTGCTCATCGAGAATCGCGTCGATTTGCTCGGGACTATAGCGCTCAAATAGGCTATTAAAGTCAGGCATACCATCAAGGAGGGCAGGGATAGCATCCTGGTCCTCGAGCAGTGGCGAAGTATTACGACGCATCTTCAGGTTTGTTTGAGGGTACGCACCAGGCTTAGTGGGCTTGGTGTAGGTTAAAGTAATGTCAGTACCCTCTTGAATATCAGTGACATCACCATACTCTGGATCGAGAATATACCCTAGCAGCAGTTCATAAGCCATTTTTCCATAGCCATAGACCTTAATGCCTTCGTCTTCTCGGCTCCTCACAACGACTGGCGAAAAATACCGAGTGCGAACGAATAATGACTTCGCTAGCTTCTTACTTTCCTCGTCGTTGTTGTCGCTTCCTTCACGCCATAGCTGGGAAGCGAACTCGCAAATCGGACAATGTTCCCCGAAATTGCGCTTCGGGCACATAATGCCCCCACGATGCTCGCCCACATTATAGTGGAAGAACATTTCCTTCAACGGATCACCATCGTTCATCGGAACAATTCGAATATCCGTGTCTCCCTCGTCTGGCTTGAACCAGACCGAGTTTCCATCGTTGTCACCGCGCAAAGTTGCGAGCTTGCGGCGCATAAGCTCCATATCAATTCCCATGTTTTTTCTCCTTTATGATGGGTAACAATAAGCGTTCCTTATTGTCTTACTATATCACTCTTGATCTAGCATGTCAAGAGTTTTCTTCTGTTGTACTACGTTTGTGTGGGCAACGCAGAACCCAAAATCTTGTTCGTGTTCAGTTTCATAAATAGCATACGAAATCTTCCTAAAAGCGTTCTTTGGCTTCTCTTTTAACATATCCACTATCTTCTTGTGCAAGCCGCCCTCGGTTGCTAATTTTTTATCGTTAATACAAAGATAATAGCATAATTCTCGAGGGTTGTCAAGGTCAAAAAGCCAATTTTCTTCTAAAGTTTTCATATTCAGTCGGGCTGCAGCGCGGATGCGATTGATCGACGAAGGTCTTGAAACGTTCCCGATTTCCGGCTCGGTGTGATTAAAAAAATTAATGTAATGGGTGGTCGAAAAGATAGAGTCATTCAACACATCAAAATAAGTTTTAATAGGAACATCTCCAGTCATTTGTTCAATGTTTAAATTAGACATTAACGTAATAGAATCAAACAACCCAGAGCGAGCATATTCTTGAAGAATTCCAAAAGCGGTAGCCTCTTGGAGTTTAGGGACTCCTGTCAATAATTCGACATCGGGCTGAATATAAAAGATTTCTATTCTTCTCTGTCGGATCTGTTCTAAAATCCCTAAAATATAATTGGTAGTGGAAGCTGACCCCACCACGAATATTTGAATAGTCTCATCAAGATTTTCAAAAAACTTAGTTACATCGGGAATATTAGCTTCGTATTCTTCAGGCGCCTCGTAAGACGCTAGTTTAAACTTATATTTAGAATTACGCGTAATTTTGTTATTCATTAAGTAAACATTATACTGGGGTACCGCAGAGAACTTTTCTGCGATAGCCGAACCACCGTTTCCTACACCGATTATTGATATCATAGGTTTAATTCTTGAAGGTCTAAGTAATCGCGGCCTGCTTTTAAATTAACAACAAAGGTGTCAAGTGTATTGGCAGCAAAAAGCTCTTTAATTTGCGGAATGAGCACTCTGTCTTCATCTGTCATGTCCAGTACGATTTCATCATGTACAATGTGGGAGACCCAAGAATTGGTGCCCTCTAGAGCTTTATCGATGGCAACCGCCCGATCTAAAACAATATCGGCCGTAGTACTTTGAATAAGATAGTTAAAGGCTCTTCGAGGATCTACTGGGAGATGACGTCCAAAGGGAGTAGTGATGTATCCCTCACTATAATACTCTTTAAGGAGGCTGTCCCGGTTATAAATATCAGTTGTAATCCTCGTAGAATCTGGGTTATATAACCAACTGAAAATGGTAGTCTTCGCCTCCTCTCTCGTTAAAGACAATTCAAAAATGTTTTTCATGTTCCATTCATGAATATCATCCGTCGGTTGTTCTTGTCCAGAAAGCGCCATCAATGTGCGCAGTTCGGCGCCATTATAGTCCAGAGAGATAAACCAATCGTTATGGGGCTTCATAAGCTTACGCAGCCCCCGCTGTAATGTGAGCATTGGAAAAGAGCCTGGGTAAGTCGACAATCGACCTGTGACTGTTCCAAATAAATTATAGTCAATATAATGAGGACCCTCAATGAGTTTCTTGGCATGAGCATGTACGATTGAACTCATAAAGAGTGGTTTGCAATCGATTGTATTCAAATTTAAATTCTGATACTTTAGCTTATAGAGCAACTTATAAACTTGCGATAGATGATCATAACAGGCCGGCTTTTCACAAGTTTCGAAAACATGTGCAGTTATCTGGTTTTTAATCTCGCAGAATTCTTTCAAAAAGTCTTCGGGTACCAAATCGAAAATGCAATGATCTCGTAGGCTTATCTTGGCTAACCTAAACGACCGCACGTAGGCTCGGAGCCGTCGTTGGGACTTCTCTAGTGGCTCTCTAAGGTGCTCTGGAGCGACTTCATCGAGGGGTGAGCCCTGAGCCATTAACCACCCATACTGGACGTCTGTGTCCCGTAGAGAGCCTGTATATTTCCAGGTCTTGGTAAGGTCAGTTGGAAAGTCGTCAAAAAACAGCTGTCCATCAGCATAAACACCCACGCACTGAGATTTATCATCCAGCGTTTGGAATATCAAGAGCCCTCCGCTGCTTTAGCTTCTAGATATGCTTTAGTATAGCTCACCGAGCCCCGATAGTCAAATGGTTTATTGAGAATTCTTTCGAACGCTTCGAGCGATGCACCAATTCCCCGGGCTTCATATAACTCCAAGCAATCATTTATTAGTAGTTCTTTTTGAAAATCTTCGAAAACAGACTCCTCTTCTATGAATCGCATTTTAAAATAAAGGTTCAAAAAATATGAGTCGGAATACAAATCGGTGAAGCGCGCTGTGGAATACGTCTGAGGAATGATGCGCCGTGTAATGCTATCTCCGGCGCATTCTTCTACTTCCAAAAAACTATCCAACTTCGCTTTATTATATATGTTTAAGAGATGAAATTTAAAATTAGTGAAGTATTGCGTAGACACCAAAGTATAACCCAAGTTTAAAATTTGGTTAGTGGTATTGAAGTTATACTTCGCGGCGTATTCAAGCATGGGTGATGATCCTATATCAGCCACCAAGCGCCATGGCACAAAACGATCTACCATAAATCCATAAGCTTGACATGTATCCACATAGAATTGCCAGTTCTTGCTGTTGACGAATTCATTAACCTTATCTTCATCGTTAGCTGGATCCAAATCCGCAATCTCTACAGCCAGCCCAGAACAATTTATGGGACAAAAGCGACTTTTGACAAACGCAGGCTTAGTAAAAGGAAAAGTGTGGCCCTGGGTGTTAATCATTTGTTCTAATTCAAGAATAAATTCATCGAAATTTCTAACTCGGATATTTTGATTTCTCAAAGCTCCCACAATTGACGTAGAGTACGCTAATAAATGTTTCCCATACAGAGCTGTCGTGTCGGTGCGTGCCTTATATACTTTTAAGCCACTTAAATAGGTATCATCTGCAGCGATTTTACCGTTCATCGTGCACTTGTTGAATTGGCGCGCGAGTCCTTCAAACGCGTCTACTACAAAATTAACAGCAGATAGGTCTTGGGTGGATTTAAAATTGCGTGTACTTAGAGAATCGGTGTTAAGCTCAATGGGTACAAATAATTTGTTCACTCTTCCGTATAAAAACTTTTCACCAAAGTTGAAATTTACTAAGTTCTTATATCCTTCTAAACTTTGGCCGACGTCGCTTCTATAAATTTTTCTTTTATTAAAAAGCTCTCTGGCTCCTCCCTTGTTTGAATCTGCATATAAAATCGACATTTATTAACCTCCAAACCAACTCGAAACAGTATCCATAATACCCACGTCATCTTCTTCGGCGGCCGCTTCGGCCGCTTCCTCTCGATTGGTAAGAAGAGTGTCGCAGGCGGATGCTGAACCGTCGCCGGACGTAGTGGGGGTGGGGGCGACATTGTCGTCATCATCATCCTCTGCGGGGTTGATTTCTGCTACCCACTTGGCAGTTAAAGTAGTATTTGCTTCTCCGGGGCCAAATGTGTTTTCCGAACGAATTATCATGCAATATCCTCCAATTCCATACTTCGTTAAATTTAACTCTGACTCTTCATAAGTAGAGGCGCCCGGATCGAAGCCTCGCGGATCGACGTAAATATATGTTCCCGGGAAAGTTTTAGGATTGGCATAACACTCCACATTTACATCATAGACGAAACGTAATTGTTCAAGGCCATCATACCCTTCTTGCTCAAACCTCACCTCCGTGAGCCCAGGTGACTCAGTTTTAGAAAGGCCAATCTTTTTGACGATGCCCCGTGGGCGCCCCAATAAATAATGAAATACACCATCCTCCTCATCTTGTGCGCGCACCCCCATCATCTTTCCCGTAGGTCGTGTGCGACCCGCTGAGTAAAGAAGATAATTTATCTCATTGCCCAGGCCTGTTTCCACGACGGGTAAGCCTTTGGGGCCCGAAATGTTTAACAAAGGCATCGCGCCTGAGCTTTTTATCTTAGCAATATCAAGACGCGTCCCAGGCAACATGTGCTCTGTTATCTCATCAATATTTTCATCCGAGTTTTTATACGAAGTAACGCAAGCTTGATTTAAGCTCACCTTTTGCTTAATGTTGAAAGTAAAACAACTATCATCATTCAAAAAATTACGAATGAGATTATTAAATAAGTCACTTAAAAATTTACTTAAATTGTATGTTACCTGTTCTTGTTTTGTCATTTTTTCATTCAGCCACTCTACAAAATATTTCACTGAGATGGGGATGTCTCCGAAGCTAATAAATTTGACTTCGTCGGTCGTTTGTTGATTTACGATTTCAATCGGCCCCAAAACTACCCTAAATTTCTTAAAGTTATCTTGAAACTTGGAAATAGCAATTTTTTCGTTTTCCTTCTCGCATTCATCAATGAGGGTTTCTGTCATAGCATTCCAATGTGCTCCATCTTTAGAAAAATCTCTCAAATATTCCCCTACCCCCTCCAGTACAACGTCTACCAAGTCACTCACATAAAAGAACCCTAAATGATTCACCCCTGCGGTGCCGGCTTCACTAGCAATATCCATAATCTTAGTAGCTGTTTCATCATCTTCCGCAGGCTCAATAGAAGGAGTAAGTTCATCTGCAGTGGGAGCGCTGGTACTGCCGTCGGCAATTGGGAGGGGGACGGCCGAACTTGAAGCTTCAAAAAAAGGCCCTTCGGTTTGAAACTTGCTAAGTTCCTCGTAAGACAGAGGAATGTATCTGATGTGACCTCCTTGACGCAAGCGACGTAACAAGGAGCGCATGGATTCATCCTTGTCGGCTTTAACGGCTCCCGTCGCCGCATCGGCTTTTTTAATCTCAGTAGCTTGATCGGAGCCACATTTTTTACTTAAAGATTTATAGAGCAGCTGCCTTTCCGTAATCGAGAGCCCAGAATTGGCATCATAAAAAATATTAAACTGGGTTTGATCAAAAAAGTCATCAACATAGGCCAAATAATTAATGGTGAAGTTAACACGCCCCATATCATCAATATCAAAGTCATGCACGGTAGGGGTCAAATTGAGAGTGACGTAAGATTCATTCAGGGCTTCCAATATACTAATTTTCTTATCCTCACTCATCGTTGTAAATAAGCTGGTGTCAGCTATAGGGGGCGCCCACCCCACTACCGCTTTAAGTCTAAAATTCAGCTTAGCTAAATTTGCGGCACTCGCTTGATCTATGGCATCTTCTTCAGAAGCGGGGCATGCATCCGTATTGGCTTCTCCGCCCGAAGTTTTCAATGCTAGGTCTGCATATTTATAAGTGCGGGGCACTTCTTCTCCATTTTCCGCAATAGTGCCGCTGGTTCTATCTCTTAATAGTTCGCTAAAACTGTTAGAGAATATTTGAAGCTTGGCTTTAATACTTTTCTTGGCTGCAAATGGATTGTTGCCATCATAAGTGAAAGAAAACTTTTTTATGCCTACCCCAAACCCTCTTCGGTTTTTATCTGCGAAGATACTCTCGACGTCAGCTGACGATGCGTAGGCATCAAATAAAATTTCTTGTTGAAATTCCGTACCATCGTCATTTTCTCCCACTTTAAAAAGTCGTATCATGGGTTGAAGACTAGAAATTTCTTTTGTCTCCATGTCAAAAAAAGCACTTTGTGCTGTATTTTGAGTTAAAAAGTTCATAAAATTAAAAGGATCGCCTTCGGCCAACAACGATGCATTAGCTTCATCCCCAATGTAGGGCAGTTTTTTGTTCCCATCTAAACTCTTCTTATGATCTACAATCTCAAAAATTTTAGCTAGCAAGAAACACTGCTCCTTGAAAAGAGAGCGCGAAAATGCTTCAGAGGCTTTCTCTTCATCGGTTTTGTCTTCATCCTCCGCAGCTTCATCTTCAGCTTCTTCCTTGGCATCTTCTCCTTCCGCCAAATCATCGATTTCTGCACCGTCTTGTATTTGATCTACAGCATCAGCCAATTTGTCTTCATCGGCGTCGAGGGCAAGTGCTTCCCCGGAGAAATCAGCTTGAATTTGCAAATCATCCCAAAGTTCTTTTAATTTTTCCACTGAAGTGACAGCTTGGCTGAGCACGTCTTGCTGAGGAATTATCCACTTCTCAAATACTAATCGCGCAGCGCCATCGCCTGTGGGATCTGTGGCTGCCAGATTTTCCCAGGAGGCGTAAGTAGTGGCAAAGGCTGCCGCAACATTACTGCCCTCTGGGGCAAGTACGGTACCAATGAGGCTATTTGCAGTCTCTGTAAAATTCTCTAGGTTGTAGGTAATTGTAATAGGAGTGGGTGTTGTTCCCGTCAGACTAGAGGTCTTCATGTAATCCGCAAAAGCAGTTACATATGCATTATAATCGCCTATTTTTTCCGCGGCATCTTCGGCGCTAATGACCATCTCACAGCCATTGGCATCATACCACTTTTGGAGATCTTCCGAGACCCCATCAACGGAGACGCCACAATCAGATAGGCTGCTATCGGCCCCCCAGAACCATCCCATTTATGCCACTCCCAAAATTTTAAGCGTGTCTCCCAGATTTAAGGGAATACGTATGACAGCGCCGTTATAAATGTCTGCCTCACATCCATAGCCATTATACCACGCAATCACCCACCAGAACCTCGAATCATTATAATACTGATCCGCCAGTTTATATAATCGGTCTCCATATTTCCATATATGTTTTGTGGTCTTTAGCCGCTTTCGTTGGTCTACCGTGGGATTTTTTAAAATAGGCGTTCCATACTGGCGAATCATTTTCAAGCCTCGTTCTTCTCGCAAAGACTTATAGTACTCACTAGCGTTCGTTAAAATGCGGTCTTTATTATATCGTCCCATAATCTATATCCCCAAAATCGCTTCTTCTTCCGCCTGGTTCTCCGCCTCAGCTGCTGTGCCTCCCGGCACTTCTTCGACTGCCGAAGTGGTATCTGGATTTAATGCATCCTCTTCTATAGCCTCACTATTGGCGGTTTCGTCACTGGTGGCACTTGAAACATTTTGTTCTGTATCGACTGCCGAAGGATCTGCCGGCAGGCTATCTTTTAAGTTGATCCCATAAGGAAATAAGGTGTTAGAAAATTCATTTTCCTCATTCCACCCGAGGGGGTGTTCGTGAATGGGTGAAAAACTTAGATTAAGGTCCAGTAATTTAGGAAGAATAACACCAGATCCTTCATTAAATCCACCTTGTTCGCTCATGTTGTGGTTAACAGCGATATTATCGATAACCCCCAACAAACCAAATTGGGCGCCACTATCTGTCCCCAGTTTATTAACAACAAGGCCTTCATATGTTCTATCATCGGTCGGAGTGCTTTGGTCTTCAAGCAAATTCATTACCTTTAGTCTTACCAGAGGAGATTGGGAAATCGTTTGAGCAAATATATCGCCCTCTACGGTGCTATAATTGGGATAAAGAAACTGAGTTAGTTTCTGGACTCTCCCCAGATTTTCAAAGGCTTCACTTTCTGAGGCGGCGGGCACATTAAAAGCCAGCGTTATTTTTCTTGTCGTGCTCTTGAACAAATAAATAGGATCGGGTCGACCATACACCGACTCTGTTGCCCAATCAGAATTATAAGCCTCGTTAAAGGCGGTGATAAATGCCTTAAAGAATACTTCGGTCCCACTCGGCACATGTAAAAAAGAAATATGCATCTGTCGATGGTTAGCATACGCATCAGACCCATCAACAAACCAATCGTCCACATCCAACGTTAACGCGTCTGCAGCGGTTCTTTTAAGTTTAGAAGCATCAAAAATATCAGACATTTGAGCCTCCTTTATTGACCAAACAGAGCATCACGCACCCTCCCGCCCAGGAATTCTTTCTGGGTCTTTGCCAGTACATCTCCGTCTAATTCTAACTGAATTGTAACATTGTAAGGTCTTTCACCCCCGCCACCACCGGTACCGCCTCCTGTGGCGCCCAGTACTGCTGCGGCAATATCGGGGCCTACCACGCTTGCGGCTGTCATCGTCGCTGACATTGCCAAGGCCGTAGAGGTGGGAATCTCTTTTATAGCTTCTGCGATTCGCACAATTGATTCAGCTAGAGCATTCATCTTTTCTATTTCCACTTCGGCCATCGATGACGTAAACAAAGCAATCGCTTGTAAATCTTCTGTCTTGATCATTGCCAACGCCAATCCCAAAGATCCCAACCCCACTGCGAACGCGGCCAACCCAACGGCGGCTATAGGCAAGAAGGGGGCGGCCAAAATAATACCTCCTAACAATAACCCCAGAGCCAGTATTTTCTTGGGATCCATAATGGCAGTGATAAGAGTCATCGCCATTTCAAAAGGTGCGGTAAGAAGTTTGAGGATAATGTCAACTCCCGCTTGAATGCCCGTCACAATAGATTCCATGAATGGCGACAGCGACTTCCCGAAGAAAAACTCCCATATGTTCGTAATCGTTTCAAAAGCCATCCGCCATGGCCACGTCAACATATTAAACAAGAATGTGGCTCCGGCAACAACACCATCGACCACTGTATCCCAATGGTCACCCAGCGCAGATAGCCCCATTCCAAGCAACTTTAAGCCGCCAATCAGCGCGGTGATGGGCCAAAACATTGCAGCCAGGACACCAACGAAAACCTTGGCCCATGTGGCGCCCTCCTGGAAAGCGTTCCACACCTTTTTAAGCCCCATTACAATTCCTATGATAAGCGGCACTAGAAGGATAAGACCACCAGTGGCCTGGATTAGAAATGCGGCCACTGCAATTCCCAGGGCGATAACGATGCCCTTTGCAGCGCCTCCATGTTCCCACATTTTTTTAAGACCCAAAGCAAGACCAATAAGAAGGGGAATCATCAGAATTAAACCTCCCGTTGCTATCACAATCGATGCTCCGAGACTGAGTGTGGCGACAGTGGATGCGATGGTTGAAAGAAGGATTTTTTGCTGAAGCAAGTAACGTACCAATTGAATATTATTGCTCACGGCCGTAACTGCTGTTTTAGCCATCGTCGCTGCTGTGCCTGCTTGAGTTGCAAAAGCTAGGGCCGCTTCGACCGCGGTCGTGGTTATAATAAGAGCTTTATAAGCAATCATGGCACCAAGTAGAAGCCCCACCGCTACCTTGGATTCCAAAAACCATCCCACGACGACTGATAGAATGTCTGCGAATTGAATAAGAGCTTCAGAATTGTCAGCAATAACAGCCTGAAATTTTTCTTGAATAGTCATGACAGCCTGGGCTCTTTGCTTTTGTTCAATTAAGCTCTCTGCGCTTTGATCTGTGGAATCACTCAAATCATCCATATTCCCAGATAACATCATTGCCAAATCACCCACATCCGATAGCCCCAAAGACTCGGTATAAAATTGCTTTTGATAATAGGACATATCATCGAATGATAACCCCGCATCCAATATCGAATCGCGGATCATCCCAAATCTTTCGGCAGGATCCGTCGTCATCATCATGTCCATCGCGTTTACAAAATTCCCACCCAACGCTGCATTTAACTTGCCTGTCATGGTGGCAGCATCTTCGAAGGTGTCAAACTTATTGGTTAATTGAAGAACTTTCTCTAGTTCCATGCCGGTAATCTTAGAAATGTGGGCCAAGTCTTTAAACGCTTGAACTCCTTGATCTCCAAACTTCGCCAATGCACCACCAGAGGCCGCAAACTTAGCCGCAAATTCCCCTTGATCTAAACCTAGCTGACGTGCGGTTGCAGCCAATTCCCCTTGAGATTCTATGGCGCCATCCACAGACTGGCCCATCATTTTCATCGAGTTTTGAACTCCCTGGGCATAATCGCTAGTGGCCACCCCCAGTTGTGCGGCGACGGCACTGTGTGTCATCAATTGAGCTTGCTGTTCGCGACTCATTAGGGTATAATCAGTGGTTGTTTTAATGAGATCCGTTTGAGCTTCCGCGGCCCCCGCAATGGATACACCAAATTCATTCAAAGCTGTGTATTGGCCTTCAATGGCGGCGGTATATTCGGGTACTAACTGCATCTGTTTTTCAAAACTAGATGTTATCTCATCAAACTCCACCATGAGTTTTTTGGCGTTTTCGTAGAGTCTCGAAAAAGATTCTTCCACCACCGCATCAACTAACATATGGGCTCTTTTCAGTGCCAAGGCGCCGGCGGTGCCGTCGTTGATGGCTGCGACCCACTCAAACATTTTTGCCTCAAGCTTAGCTTGGATACCGAATGTGGCAGCTAAATCACCCCGGATGACTCCGCGCCCTTTCTTTTCAAGGTTTAAGTATTTTTCCTGCTCAATAAGCTGCTGTAATTTCTCTTCATCATACGCTTTGCCTTCTTTCATCTTCCTGCGCAAAGTGGCCAAATCGCGAAGAGCTAGCTCATTCTCCGTTTCAGCCAATTGTAGGCGTATTTCTCGTTGAATGACGCTATCCGATTCAAAATCTACTATCGCTTTGAGGTGATTTCGTTGTTTTAGAAGAGTCGTAGCCAGTTCGTGCGCACGCGTTAGCTCGATCTTCAAAGTCGTCTGCAATGCGGTTCGACCTTCTATTTGCTCTTCGAGGAGAGCCTGTTCCTCCCGGTCCATCTCTAGAATTCTTCTTTTTATGTCAGCAATCTCTTCTTGAGTGGCTGCTTCTTCTCTCAGGCGCGCCAAATCTTCGGGGGTTACAGCCAAAACACATTACCTCTGTGGGTTACACAATAATTAGTTATCCACAAAAAAAGACAGGGCTTAACCCTGTCTGTTCTTTCCCGCCATTTGAGGAGGGGGAGCCGGTTGATTATGAGACGATAAAGTTTGATGACTCGTGCTTCCTTTAGAAGCTTTTTCAACGGCTTCGTTTTCCGTTTCTATTTGTTTAACTAATCTCTCCACAAACCACTTACGTAGTCCAAGCGGTAAATTATAGGCTTCGGAGAATGACCAACCACCTGAATACTTTAGAAAGAAGAACTGCTCATACACGTTCTCCATGTATTCATCGGTCAGGCCAAAAAAAGTCCGCCGTGAGCGGAACCTCCAGTTGCTGCGAGTGATCACACTCGTTGCATTCAAAAAATTGAGTGAGATCTATATCGGGAGTTACTCGTTTATAGACCAATCGTAAATGCCGGGAATCACCTGAAGGAATATTTTCAATGGCATAGTTGATAAGGTCTTGGCTTTCATCGCCATTAACGGCCACGATAATTTGTTTAAGCTGCCGTGTGACCGCATTCTCTTCCAATCTCTTCTTGCGAGCATGCTCTATTTGATTAAGAAGATTTTTCTCATCTTGCCCAGTGAGCAATCGAAAAGTTATTTCTACTTTGGTTTGAGGAAGCGTAGTTGTAAAGGTTCCATCTTCATGATCAACTGCGGAACCCGCCTCTACATTGTTGCCATCATATACGTTAGCTTCATTTAGATCAAATGAATATTCTTGCTGAGCGCTACAATTGGGGCACGTAACCTTAGTCGTGTAGACATTTCCATATCCGGAGACGCGAGTAGCAATTAAAATAGCATTCCTATCGCCAGTTAAAAGAAGGTCAGGCTTAATCTTTTTATCTACAATGAGATTTTTAATTAGCCTATCCAGGGCGATACCCTTCTTAAGGAGCGTTCGAGAAGTAAGCAGATCTTCTTCTTTTGCAGTCATTTGACGGATTTCAATACTTTCTTGCCCCTCAAGGGGGTGTCCCTCAGGATAAAACCTACCTTGTGAAGGAAGTTCTACAAATTCTGTTGGAACAACAAAGGAAAAGCCGCCTCCCCCTTCTTCTTGCATCATCTGCGGGGGTGGTTGTGAATCTTTTTGTTGAGCGCCTCCAGAGCGCTCCTTATTTCGTGACAATATACACCTCGTTTATTTTATGTCTATACGTTAAAGAATGAGGTGTCGCCCTCACCAGCGACGGCCACAGAGCCGTTAGCGAACGTTTGAATCCTAGCCCAATCATATGCTAGAGAAACCGTCAACTCGGTCAAGTCGTCTTCCCCATAGGCCAGGTCCCCGTACTTTACAGCAGTAATGAATGAGTTCCAAAGTGTCCACTTCTCTAATTCTGCACCATTTGAATCGATTTGTGTAATAATAACTGTTCCAAGTGCGCCAGCAGCCTTCGCCTTTGACATCGTGCCCATACTATCAGTGGTGGCGTCAGTGGGAGGAGAATAACCAGATTTAACCACAATATCTGAAAGTGTTGCGGCTACATCGGGGTCAACAGGGTCAACTAGAGTAACGTCCAAGTCATCCCACGTAACTTTGCCGGGATACTTGAAAGTATGGTTCAAATAAGCGTGTGCAGTCGTTTCAATCGCAAAACTAGGCTTGGCTGCAGTCTTAGCATACCAGAGAGTGGCGCCTCCGACAGGAGCCGCAATGCCCTGAAATTCTACATAAAATCTAAACTTTCTCTTTGGATCTTTTAAAGTGGTATCTTCACCGAAATTTGTTGACCAGAATGGCATGTTTGAAACTCCTATAATCTATTTTTAAGTAGTGTGGTGGGGGAAAAATCCCCACATCTTTAATCTTCGAAAGAAGCCCCCGTTGACATGATAACAAAGTCGATGGCAATGTACTCAATGGCGCGCGCGGGCTTAATCATAATCTTAGCGTACAAAATGTTCTGATCGATAAGATCTGGCGTCGTAGTGCTCTCGTCGAGAATGAGCTTATAATCTGTGATACCAAATCGTGTCTTCACATTGGCGAGGAAAGGTTCAACCATAGAGATAAACCGGTTCCACGTTGCCTGGACATTTTGTTCAAAGAGAATCTTGGTGGAAAGAATTGAAATCTGCTTCTTCAAGAAGATAACAAGCCTTCTCACGTTAATTCTATCAAGAGCAGATTGACGCTCTTGAAGTGTCTTCTGACCGAAGACAACTATTCCACTGGAGGGAAAAGAGGCGATGGGGTTAATGTTACTCTCGTAAAGAGTGTCGCGCTCTTTAGAGGTGAGTCGTTGTGAAACTCCTGTGACCGGAATTCCTGCTGCTCCCTCAGAGAGACCGCCGCGGTTAAAGCCTGCCGGAGCAAACCAAAGTTCGGCTGCAGCCTCAGAACTGGCCAACACACCCATCATAGCAACACTGGGCGGAATCCACAAGAGTCGGCCGGTGTTCTCATCGCGTGTCTGGACCCAAGGATAGAATGTACAGCCATAGCTTGAATCAATTATGCGGTCTCGCAAAGAATTCGCTGCTGCGACGGGGGTGGTCCCAATTCTATTTGGCTTGGAAGCCTTGTAGGTCTCATGAGAGGGAATATAAACATTGGGCAAATCAATGACAGCCAATGAGTCAGCACGATCTTCACATACTCGAATCGCATGCGTCGTTAAAGAATCATTTGTAAGACCCGGAATACTCAAGAGGTTCATGTCTAGAAACTCAGGATCAGACACAGTGTCAATGGCGCGCTTATAAGTATGATATTCATAGCTATTATCTTCCGTGGCTGCTGCAGCCATCCCGTTATTATAAAGAGGATCGGGTTTGTTAATATTAAATCCGTCAAAACCGCCATAGAAGGGCGCAGTAAACTTATCATAGCCAGCATTTAATAGTTCAGTATAAGCTCCCGAAGTTATCGATGTTGAGGTAGCACGGGATCCCGATTGATAGTAATAGATACCCCCAGCCGATCCGGAGGCTATGTTGTCTAGAGAGAAAACATACGCATAATCCTCCACACCAGTTGTCGCGAAAGGATTAGTGGGATTGGCCCCGCCTCCGCCGGCAGTGGTGGTAGCATATCCCGAGTAAAGAGCCTTATGATAGTCGGCGATGCTTGCATCGGGCACTGTGCTGGTCGCCGTACGTGTAGTTTGCATTCCCCAGTATGCTGAAGTGGGATCGCTTAAGCCTCCATCGGAGGCCGAGAGGCGCAAACGCACTGTAGGGAACGCTAGTGAACCCGTGCAACAGGCGGCGCCGCCGGCAGTATTACCCGACTCTTCGGCTGCAGCAACACCAAAACCAGCTGACAGATAGACGACGCCAAGCGTGCCAACAAGGCCAGTCTCGTTGCCGGCGCGCGCCCCAGGCATGGAGTTCGGAATACCGATACCTCCCGTTAAAAAGGTGTTGGATAAGGTAAGGGGCTCCGTGCCGGTGACGGTGATGGCGCCTCGCGGCGATGGATTTGCCGCTCCCGTGCCCTGAAGATCATAAACAGTCCTAAATCTGGGAGGTCCAAAATATCCGAAGGGGAGTAAAGTGGGATCAGTTGCGCCGGCATCCACATCCGAATTCATTTCAACATAAACAAATTTAGAATTATTATCGTATTCGCCGTAAGTCTTAAGCCTCTTATCGTTAGCATCCCATTTGCCATATTTATCGCCGATTACTCGTGCTACATATTTGGGGGAAGTGGGATCTAAACTCAAATTATCGTATCTCTCCATAACTTGAACATTACTATCAGTGTCGTTGAGGTTGCGAATAATAATAGAGAAGGTCCCATATTCTGTTATAGTAGTACTAGACCCCCGAATGTTCGCGATTGAAACTTTACAATTTTTCTGTAGCCATTCGCCATGGCCGCGGCCGATGAGCCGGAAAAGCTTCTGCTGTCTAAATGGAACATATGAAGCAGGTTGTCCTAAATCTTGGCCAATAAACCAGCCGGCGGCCGCCTCAATGGAAGCTTGAGAAGCCATAGTCCAGGGGCCCGTAGAAGTCCCTTTAGAAATCGCCATTATAGTTCCAAGGCAGCCCGAGGTGAAGCCCCGATCTCTCAATTCTTGCTCATAAGTTTCACCGAGCCAATAGCTTTTCGCTGTCTCGGTGGTATCAGCATAAAAGGTCGAAGAACTCACAAGCTGAGGGTTAGTGTTAAAAACCTTGCGTACAAAGGTGCCCTTGGAATCGTCAAAGCCGAATCTGACTTTTTCAGATTGGCCTACGCCGCCACTGATGACCATAGTAAATAAATTATCACTATCCGTTCCAATTATAACATTATTGGAACCTGTGGCATCAAGAATGGCAGTGCCTGTTCCCGTACCATTAAGAGGGACGCTTCCGCCATAAGTGGTACCGCTAAGATAGATGTCACCTTGACTCAGATACCAGACGGCTGCCAAACTTCCCGTTCCTAGATCGGCTTGGGTCTTGTTGGAGCTAGAAGTGAAAAGCCACAATCCATAAGCTCCCCCATTGCTTGCTGGAATGGGGCTAGCCGTCTTTAAAGTTTTCCAACCGGCGCCGGCATCGCCGCCGACGGCGCTTCCCTGGGTCGTCTGTTGTCCAAGTAGTCTAATATAAGTAAGAGGGGCAACACCTGGCCTCAGGAACGCCTTTGCGGCGTAAGTTCCATACATGGGAGACTGAA